TTATGAAGACAAACCAAAACATGATTCGTAAAATGGGTAACTTTGATGTTATCCAGCGTACTAAGGATGGATTTTTCAATGCTACCACCTTACTAAAACAATGGAATGAGTTCGTAAGGAATGTAAATTTGAATGATATAAATTTTGACCAAATCAATGAAAATTTAAATAGGGGGAATTCCCCCCATTTGAAAGAGAAGGATATTAAAGAGTTTTTCTCAAATAAATCTACACAAGAATATATAGGCGTCATACTATCAAAGGAGAATCTTAGTAATAAAAATTCTGTATATACAGCAAACAGAGGAAATAAAGGAGGCACTTGGATGCACCCTATGTTGTTTATTGACTTTGCTATGTGGCTTAATCCTTATTTCAAATATGATGTATTAAGATTTGTATCTGATGAAATGATTAAGTACCGAAACCTTGCAGGAGATAGCTATAAAATATTAGCTTCACATGTAGCGACTATCGTTCCTAAACAGCTTATGCCTATGGCTATGAAAAAGATAGCACAAGGGTTGAATTTTATAGTTTTTGGAGATCACAAGCACGCTATGCGTAATGAAGTAGGAGAAGAAAACAAGCAAGTAGAACTTTTCCAACTACAACAAAAAGTGGCTGACCTTATAGGAGATGATTTCATAAAGTCATTTGACGAACTAATAACCTACCTCCGAAAGTTATATGGAAGAAAATACACACCTAAAGCCTTAATAAATTAACTACAAAGCCGCTTAGTGACAATAAAAAGTAATGTACCCCTATGAAACACCAAGAAAGCACCCTACAAACCTCCTGTGTAAAATGGTTTAGGCTCCAGTATCCTAACCTCGTGATATATGCTGTCCCTAATGGTGGCAGTCGCAACGTTCGAGAAGCTCAACGCCTCAAAGCTGAGGGAGTACTCGCAGGGGTTGCAGACCTAAATGTATTACTTCCTAATGGAAAGATAATTTACATAGAGATGAAAGTAAAAGGTAATCGCCAAACTGACAACCAAAAAGCCTTTCAACAAAAAGCCGAGGCGCTTGGATATAAGTACTATGTATGCTACAGCTTTGACGAGTTCAAAGCAATCATAGAAAAGGAACTAACCACCACTAACAACTAACAACTAACAAATGATATACCATGCTTGAAAAAATTAAAACAGCCATCGAAGACATCACCCAAGAACCTTTGAAAGGGAGAAATGTATACCTGAAATTATTTTGCGGACTTGCTTACAAACATTCTTTTTCTACTCAAAAAGAAGTAGCCGCTTTCTTAGATATTCCTATCACAAGCGCTGCCTATTATCGCAAGGAGCATATTAGCATGTGCGAGAATACAGAATACCGACAGCTATGCAAAGAAGTAGAGGATAAAATACTGTAATTCTATACCATTTTCATATTAGTTTATTAATTTCTTTCAACAACAACACCACTCCTAAATTATAGAGTGGTGTTTTTTACAATTCAAAACTTTCATCCTCATAGTATTTCAGAATACGATAGGCAGAAGGTGTTTTATTTACCTCCTCTACTATGACATCCACAATAAAAGCAAACTTTAATGGGTTTTGTGCTGGATTAGATAGTATTTTTTCTCTATCATCATCATTTTCAAAAATAAGTCCTAAAGGTTTATCGTTAAGGCTTTCAATAATACCCTTGTTTCCTTTTTTCTTATCTACTGCCTGATAAAGGGTGAGTATCTGTTTGTGCTCAACCCCTTTAAGTTCTTTTTGTTTGAGATTTTCCTTTTCTCGTTTTAGTCCATTTTGTATAGCGTTTGCTTCCATTGAAGGAATGTTTATATTTATATCACAATTACTATTTCCTGCCACATAAACATTGAGCACAGAACCCTTATCTAAGGCAACAGGATTAATCATGTTAGAAAAATCATCACAATCACTGGTAGAAAGTTCAGGTTTATCTACTACATCACCACTTCCTATAAAGTAATTGAATACATTTTGCAAATGTCCTGCGAAATCAGCTACTACATTGATATTCTCTGCAAAAGGAATAATCCCTGACAATAAGGAAATATCAAACAACTCTACGATAATAGAACCCTTTCGGACTTCCTTTACATAGAGTTTTGCGTCTGAATTTTGCCCTTTCTCTTTATTGAATTTGTCAAATTGAGAAGTAACTGATAGCATAGAACGAGTTAAGGACAACAACTCCACAGGTTGTTTGTTGTCAATCTTAAAAACTAATGTCGTTAATTCTTGTTCCATTTTGTTTTATTTAGAGAGTACAAAGATAGTGAAAAAAAACTATTTTTTATTCCTCTTTCTTATCCTGCTCGTACTGCTCCTTTTGTTGCAAGGCATCAGAACAAAAAAAATACAAGAAAAATACGAATTTTATACAAACAACAATAACAGTCCATTGCAAGCCATGTCGTACCTTTGCCTTGATAATTAAGGCAAAATGGCATGGAAAGCAGAATAGGTAACCTCATTGATATTGATTGGAGAAATAACCTACACGACCTCCAACCTGAAAATATAAAAACTCCCACCAACTTAAATTTTCTCAAGGAAAGCCTTGTAAAACATGGCTTTGCCTTGCCTTTTGCTGTATGGAACGACCAAGGAAAATATTATTGTATTGACGGACATACCCGCAAACAAGTACTATCCGAACTTGTCAGCGAGGGGGTAAGTGTCCCTATTCATCTAAAAGCTTTTGAAATATTAGCCAAAGACCGCAAAGAAGCAGTGGAAATACTCCTTGAAGTCTATAACCAAAAACACAATCCTTTTGTCAAAGACACTCTTACAGAGTGGGTAAAGGTAGAAGATGTACAGGTCAATATTGAAAGTCTTCATGTAGAGACAATATCAGAGCAAGACCCTAACGATATAAATATCAAACAAGAAAAGAAAGTTTGGGTACCTGATTGCCTTTTTCCCTCTAACAATTCCTATGATATTCCTACATTGTTACCACATACACAGCCTATTTATGTAGATGTCCCTTTGCGCCCCTATGGAGCTGAAAAAAGGAGTAAGCAAGGCGTGGGTACTTATCATTTTTACGTTGATGATTACCGTTTTGAAGCTATTTGGGACAATCCCTCAGCTATCATAGAATCAGGGTGTAAGAATATCGTTGAGCCTAATTGTAGTTTATACGAAACTACCCCTATCAGTTATGGGATATTCCAAATCTACAAAAAGCGTTGGATTGCTCGTTTCTTACAGGATTACAATATAAATATATTCGTTGATTTGAACGTAACAGAAAAGTTTGCCTCTTATAACAGAATGGGCATTCCTGAAGGTTACAACGCTTTTTTTACTCGTGGTTACGAATCACGCCTTAATAACTTAGAAAAGGAACTTGTCATCGCTCAGGAAATATCAGGACTTGACAATCCAAACCTTGTTGTATATGGAGGGGGTAAAAAAGCTAAAGAGTTTTGTTACAAGAAGAACCTTACTTGTATCAGCGAAACCACCTTAGATATATGATCCTATGGGCAAATCATCAGGCGGAATTAGGAATGCTAACAAGCCTAAATCAAAAATAATAAGATTGAAAAATTGCAATAAAAAAACTCTAATAAGAGAATTTAATCACCTCATTAGAGCTTTAGTGGTAGCGGCAGGAGCGCCCTCCCCCCGCGGCTTGTAAAGGATAGCCTATTACGGCACAAAGATACAAAATATTTTTCTAACCACAAATATTTTTTTAAATAAAATGGGAAAATCATCAGGAGGCATAAGAAATGATAGCCGTAACGACATCATAATGCAAAAAGGAGGAGGTACGCCCTCCAGTGTTAAGAATATAGGTAGTATCAAAGATATTACTGACAAAAAAGCTAATCGTGAGGTAAAGCGTGCTATATCAAAGTATCACTCACGAATAGGACTTAATACTCGTGAAGTCAAACTGGCAGACCTGAAAAATGCTTATGGGGTCGCTGTTATATCCAATAATTCAGGTACAGTATACCTCAATCGTAAATCATTCAACAATAGCAAAGCCATGGTAAAGGCTAAAAGAGCAGAATACAAAGCAGGACTAAAGGTTAAAACCAACAAAGCCATTCAGCATACCACTATACACGAACTGGCTCATACCACTTGGACAAATAGACATACAGGAGACAAACACAAGAAAGCGGGTAAGGAGATAAAAGCTCTCTATAAACAATACACTAAAACAAAATCTAATGTATTAGGAGGGTATGCTCGCCAAAATATCAATGAGTTTTATGCAGAGGGAATGAGCAAAGCTATATTAGGTAAAAAAGACCCCTACTCTAAAAAGCTATTGGAAATCACCAAAAAGTATAAGTTATAATACACTTGCTATATATGTAATACTCTAAATAGAACAAACAATGATTTTAAAAAAAGACATCTTAAACAGAGCCTATCAAAGACATACCCAGATGGGAGGAAAAGCAAAATCTGTAGAAGCATTTGCGAAATTAGTAGTAGCTGGACTTAACATTATTCAGGCTGAGGAGGAAGAAAACGAACAAGGGATGTTCATCTCTCACGTATATTCTGAAAAGGAACAAGAACAACTATCAGCAGGTATTGACTATAAAAACGAATTAGAAGAAGAAACAGACGAATAATGACAAACACTCCGAAAAATAGACAAACATGGATACTTGACTCTCTGAAAAGCGAGCCGAGTTTGTCATATTCGGAAGTGTGGGGTAAATATGAGGTAAAGTGGGGTAAGGGTAAAACTACCTTTGATAAAGATTGGAAACAAGCTCAAAGACAGCACCAAGAATATCAAAAACAAGCTCAACAGGTCAAGTTAAAGCAATCCCTCGCTACTGAAAAAGAAGCAGTAAAAAGGGGGCTTAAAACCAAAATAGACCGTATCACTATTTTGCAAAATCAGATTGATAATCTTTTAGAGCGATTGGAAAAAGGTACTCACCCACAAGAGATACGATCCCATGAAGGACAAATACAAAGATACGAACGAACTCTCACTCCCTCAGAGATAACAGCCTATAACCGTACTATTCGTGAGTTGCAGTCTGAAATATCCAAAATGGAAGGGGATTATATCAATGTAAATCAAGTAGAATTATCAGGCAGCATCGACATTGCCCAATGGCTAAAGAACAACAAGAACAATGATTAAGACCCAACCTGTATATGATCCTTTGTACTTGAATAAGGATAAGTTTATCATTATAATCACTGGAGGGCGAGGCTCTGGTAAATCGTACAACGCCTCTACCTTCCTTGAACGATTATCTTTTGAAGCAGGGCATAAAATCCTTTTTAGTCGTTACACTATGGTATCAGCTCATAACTCTATTATTCCTGAGTTTGAAGAAAAGATACAAGCAGAGGGGACACAAGCCTATTTCAGTGTAACGAAAACGGCTATCAAAAACACCTTTTCAGGTTCTGAGATTCTATTCAAAGGGATTAAGACATCATCAGGAAACCAAACCGCTAACCTCAAATCATTACATGGTATTACTACTTTCGTAGGTGATGAGATGGAGGAATGGGTAGACGAGGAATCTTACAAAAAGCTCTTGTACTCTATTCGTCAAAAAGACATGCAATTGAGGGTTATCCTCATTATGAACCCTTCTAATGCTGAGCATTTCATTTATAAGAAGTACATTGAAAAAACGCATAAAATAGTAAATATTGACGGAGTAGAAGTGCAAATATCCACTCATCCTGATGTGTTGCATATTCATACTACCTACTTAGATAATATCGAATACCTAAACGATATTTTCTTACAACAAATCAAGCGCCTTAAAGAGGATAGCATCGCACAAGCAACTGATGAGCAAGGCAATTTCTCTCAAGCCTTGTTTAACAAAAGTGAATACGCACAAAAGATTATAGGTCGCTGGGCTGATGTATCCGAAGGGGTAATATTCACCAACTGGGAGACTGGAGCATTTGACACTTCTCTTCCTTATGGGTACGGACAAGATTACGGATTTAGCATTGACCCTGATACACTCATCAAAGTAGCCGTGGATAATCGCCGCAAAATCATTTACATTGATGAAAAGTATTATAACAACAAGCAATTATCCTCTGATGGGCTATATCAACTCAATAGCACTTTGATAGATCACCCTGATGACCTTATCGTAGCAGATAGTGCAGAGCCTCGACTGATTGCAGACCTAAGAGACAAAGGGCTAAATATAGAGCCTTGCGAAAAGGGAGCAGGCAGCGTATCAGCAGGTATAACAACAATGCTCAATTACAAATTAGTAGTCACACCTGAGAGTTTCAACGTGATGAAGGAGCTAAAGAATTACGCATGGAATGACAAGAAAGCAGGTATACCCATAGATAACCACAACCACTCAATAGATGCTATTCGTTATATCACTATGAGACTATTAAGTGGTACTAATAATAACCTATATCAACTCGCCTCAATGATTTAGCGGAGAGTCTCCGTGGCAACTCAAAATTAAAAACTCAAAATTCAGAAACGATGACCCAAGAAGAATTTAAACAAGATGTATCTATCATTGACACCTCTACCTATCAAAGGCAGTATGATGTCAAAAAGCACGAGATATTCACTAACAAACATAAATTCCCAGATCCTGAAATAGTAATACCTCTTACGGACGAGGTAGGTAATCCCTTATTAGATAGTCAGAACAAACCACGTTTTGAAAAGCGTACTCGTTCACTCAATCGTATAGGCTTACCCTATCAAAAGCGTATCGTTGAAATTGCTACCATGTTTCAAACAGCTATCCCTTACAAATATACCGCAGAGGATAGTCCACTCTTTGCTGCCTTTCAAGAGGTTATCAAAGCCAACAAAATGAGCTTCTCTGATAGTGCTATTTGTACAGAGGTCAAACGCTACACCCTTGTAGCTGAGCTTTGGTATCTGGAGGAGCAGCCTAACGAACAATATGGTGTACCTACTCAATACCTATTGCGACACAAGGTACTATCTCCACTCAAGTACAAGCTATATCCACGCTTTGATGATAATGACAACCTTATCTCTTTTGCTATTGAAAGCACTACCAAGGATAATAAAAAGACCATATTCCAAGGCTTTACCGCTGATGAGATATACACTTTTACTACAGAGAATGGAGTTACTACCACAGAAGTAAAACCTAATATAATTGGTAAAATACCAGTAGTACTCTATCGTCAAGAAGAAACAGAATGGAATGCTATACAGCACCTCATAGAGATAGCTGAGGTACAACGTACCTATTTTTCTGAAAGCAACAAGAAGTTCGGAGAACCTATCCTAATGATCGCAGGAAAGGTAGAGGGTAAAATGGCTATCAATAATACAGGGGGCAAGGTCTATGAGGTCAAGGACGGGGGTAATGTCCAATTCGTAGTACCACCTAATGCTAATGAAAATTTTGACCGTGAGATGAGCATGAATAGGCGTGATATACACGAGTTCACCCACACCCCCGACCTTTCCGATGAGTTTTACGCCGGCAAAGGCAATATGCTTTCAGGCGTAGGGCGCAAACTCGCTTGGTTACCCGCACACCTCAAAGTAAAAGATAATGAAGCTATATTTATTCCTGCATTACAAAGGCGTATCAATATCATTTTGGCTTTCCTTTCCAAGATGTATATCCCCTTTGAGAAAGAACTCAAAACTATAGACATCACCCCTATTATCACCCCGTTCGATATTGACGATGATACCGAGATGATACGTACTCTTATGGAAGCCAACGGAGGAAAACCTTTATTATCACAACGAGAAGCCATGCAACGTTTTGGTATTACAGACCCTGAAGCCCAATTAAAGCAAATCAAAGACGAGGAAAATAGCAACCTCAATGAAGCAAGTATCTAATGAATTACGATAACGAACATAGAAAGCACCTACTCGCTTACCTACAACAGATAGAACGCTTATTCTATCAGTGGGTAGGTTTTTCTGTGTCATTGGCTCTTAAAACTGACTTCAAAGAGTTTGTTACAAAATCCCTTTTTACCTTTGTGGCTACTAAGAAAGGAAAAGCATTTGATAAGGAGTTAGAAAAATTCAGCAACCAATTAGACCAAATCATAAAGCAAGGTATCACCAAAGAATGGGCATTTGCCAACCTCAAACAAGACCACCTACTAAGAGAAGGACTAACCAAGTATCAGAACTTAGAAGCCCTTGAGACTTTTAAGAAACGTAAGATTAAAGATTTCACGGTCTCCAATCGTGTATGGGACATCGCTAAAAAAGCCCAAACTGAAATAGAGCTTGCCTTATCTGTTTCCTTAGAGGAGGGCAAAAGCGCTGTCCAACTAAGCCGTGAGGTACGCAACCTTTTGAATAACCCTACTGCGCTATTTCGCAGGGTAAGGGACAAATATGGCAATCTTGTACTGAGTAAAAACGCCCAAAACTATCACCCTGGGCAAGGAGTATATAGAAGTGCCTATAAAAACGCTTTGCGCCTTGCAAGTAACGAGATTAATGTAGCCTATAAGTCCGCTGATTGGTTACGTATCCAACAAAACCCTGATATTGTAGGATTTGAAGTACGCCTATCTCCACAGCACAAAGTATATGACATGTGCGATGAACTGAAAGGTAAATATCCGAAATCCTTTCACTTTCACGGCTGGCACGTAGGCTGTAAGTGTCATATTGTTACTATTCTTAAGACTGATGAAGAACTTATCAAAGAACTCAAAGCCGATGAAACACTACCTCCTGAAAGCTCAACTAATTACATAGGTGATGTGCCAAGTAATTATAAGCAGTGGGTAACTGATAACAAAGATAGGTTCAAGAATTGGAAAACAAAGCCATATTTTATTGAGGCTAACAGAAATGATAAGGATATATTACAGAAGTTATTAGAAGTATCAAAGCCTTTCCAAAAAAGTACTTATGTAGCCTTTGAACCTTTTTCACCTATAATTATTGAGCGTTTGAAGAAGATAAAACACAATGCCGATAAGCAAAAACTATTACAGGAGATCATAGACGATAACAGGGCGAAACTCGTCTTTCAGAACGAAACAAACGGGGCTAAGACTGTTATCTTTGACCTACATAGAGGTAAAGGAGAAAGTCTAAATAACACCTTAGCAATGGCAAAAGCACTTAACGAGAAAGGCAAATCAGTAGCTCTATTACCTGAGTATGATAAGATTAGCAGTGCTGATGCTATTGTGGAGTTCAAAGAAAAACTAACCATAGCCGATTTTAAGTATCTAAAATCAAAAAAGATAAACACCCTACAAAAAGAATTATATGAAGGATTTGAGCAGACAGGAACCATTGTGTTAAAATTAGAAAATGGAAATACTGATTTATTTGTTCAATCTATTGAGTATTTAAAAAGGAATGAAAGAAAAATTGGTGATTTGATACTAATAAACAAATATGATAACATATTGGAGTTATCATATAAAGACATTAATTTAGGTAAATACAGAAAACTAGTAAAAGGATTTTTCTAAAATAAAAAACTACCTTGAATATTTTACTTTCAAGATAGTTAGTGAGCTTCGGGATACTATACCGCCATTACGCTCTGGTGGGCGTTGCCCATAAATAATGTTTTTAAAGGTGAAAACTCGGCTTAACATCTATCTCTTGCGTATAGCTTTGCATTCCCGTTCTCTGGCGGGCGTTGCCCAAAACTTTACCCCCATTATTTCACCGCAAATATACAACAATATTTTTAAATATCAACAAAAATATGAAAATTAACACTATTGACATACAAGCTACCTACCATACCTACCTTTTAGATGGAAACTACAAGGATTTACTTTGCTTTCCTCCTCTCAAAAAACTAAACAGTAACGACTGGGCAGAATATTACGGTAAGGAATACGACACTGACGATCCACAATTAGACACATTCTCTTTTTCATTGTCTTTTGTCTCCAAAAGCGACCAATACGATGCCTTTATATCCTTTCTATCCGCTCAAACCTATAATGATTTTCTTTTTGAGGAGCTGGGTAAGTCTTTCCGATTACGATTCGTTGGGGTGAGAAAAGCTAAAAAAGAAGAAGGCTATATCACCTATGAGGCTACTTTTGCTAATGATAATCCATTGCATGGTTACACCCATACAGCCCCTAATGACACTTTACATCCTTCAGGTTTTACGATTGACAACATAGACCTATCCAAGTATGGTATTTATCTATTAGAAGAGAATGAAAGCAACCTACTAAAGAGCTATGAGGTTAAAGAGCACCTAACCACTACAAGTAATACCATTATGGGAGTACAATATGCCGAATATCCTAACGTATTTAAGGAACGTACCATTGAGCTTCTCTGCTACATCAAACAGCCTATCAATCGCTTTTGGAAATTGTACGAAGCGCTATTATACAACCTTTCTCAAAGAGGAGAACGCTCCATTAATGCTTTGGGTAGTACCTTTAAGGCTATCTATCAAAAAGCAAGTGTAAAAGAGGTGCTACTCACAAAAGACACTTTGAGAGTGGAATTTACCCTTTACTTTGCGGTAGTATAAAAAATATACAAAGAAAATACAAAAAATAAACAAACTCATATAAAGAGTATGTCTCACGCATGGTGTATCTTTGTGCTTGGAATTTAAGCACTAATCGCTAATAACTATGCAACTTCATTTTAATAGCACCTATATAGATGTCCTCCCTACTGATGAGAGCTACCGATACCGCTCCATTATGGGAGAACACACCCTTACCTTATATTTTGCATTACCTTCTTATACAGATATACCTACTGGGGCATGGTGTGAATTTGCTAATGAGAGGTACACACTCAATCAGCCCGCTAAAATCGTAAAACATAACACACGACACTTTGAATATACCCTTACCATGGATAGTGAGGGGGTAAATCTCAAGAATTACAAGTTTCGTAATCCAAACGATAAGACCCTTAAATTTCCTTTTACAGCTTCCCCTCGTTATCATATTCAGATATTAGTAGATTGTCTTAATATGATAGATAGTGGATGGCAAGTAGGTAATTGTATAGAAGCCTCTGAGAAACTTGTATCTTACAACCATAACAACTGCCTCGAAGCATTGGAAATGATAGCCAAGGCTTTTGAGATAGAATACGAGATTATAGGTAAAACTATTCATTTGCATAAGGTAGAGTATTTCAAGGACAATCCCCTACCCCTCCAATATGGCAAAGGAAAAGGCTTTAAAACGGGTGTAAGTCGTACCACAGAACAAAGTCGTATCACTCGCCTCTATGTACAAGGAGGAGAGCGTAATATTGACCGCTCTAAGTATGGTAACAAAGAATTATTACTCCCTAAATCACAAGAGTACATATATGAGGGGGTAACATTCCTTTCAGATGACAAAGGGCTATCAATAGCTATCAAGAATGCGCAAAATAACGGATTTATCAATGAGCAAAGCCTTGATTTGTCTCATATATATCCTAAGCGTAAAGGTACAATTACAGAAGTCTTTGAAGTGGATCACGACAAACACTTCTATGATTTTACCGATACTTCCATACCTCGAGCCCTTGATTTCAATGCAATGCAAATCAAAGGTGAAAAAATGCTTATCTACTTTGAAAGCGGTATGTTATCAGGGCGTGAGTTTGAAGTACAGAAATACGACCATACCCAAAAACGCTTTCAACTTGTTCCCAAAGAGGAAGACGGGGTAACAATGCCTAATGACATATTCAAACCTGCTATAGGTGATGAATATTCAGTGTATAATATGCAAATGCCTAATGCTTATATTTGTGATGATAACACAAAAACGGGCGCAAGCTGGGAGATGATGAAAGAAGCGTGTAAATACCTCTATGAGAATAGAACAGATATGTTTACTTTCACCGGTGATTTAGACGGAATATGGGCTAAAAAGAACTGGGCTAATGTAGGAGGACGCCTTAAGATGGGTGCTTATATCAACTTTTCAGATACCGAATTTCAACATACACCCGTAGCTATTCGTATAATTGGGCTAAAAGAATATGTCAATAACCCCTACAGCCCTCAGATAGAGCTATCCAACAAAGTACAAGGGCATTCTTTTGCATCTGAAATTCGTAAACTCCAAAACCAAGAGGTGTATTTTGGAGAACTCAACAAAAAGGCAATATCAGAGACTAAAAGAAGCTGGCGTGATGCTCAAGAAACCATCAAACAGATAGAAGCAGCCTTTCCTGAATATACCAAGAGTATTGTTCCTGTTACTGTACAAACGATGATGGCTCTCATAGGTAACAAATCTACTCAATTTGATTTTGTAGTCTCAAAAACAAACCCTATAAAAGCACCTCATACACTCTATTTTGATAAGAATACGAAGCAAATCAATGCAGGTAGCGGATGGCTCAAACACTTTACATTAGGCACTACTGATATAAATCCTAATCATGATGCTAACAGCTATAAATATTGGTATATTCCCGCCTTTGTATCAGGTAGATTAGACGATAAGGCTAAAACCTACTACCTCTATATCAAAGCAAGTAAAACCGCTGAAAATGGCGAGTTTATCCTATCCGAAAACAAAATAGATATAGAACAAGAAGCGGGATATTATCATTTCCTATACGCTTCTATAAATTCAGAGTATGAAGGTGAGAGAGGTATTGCTAAACACAATAGTTTTACCGAAATCACTGGTGGGCAAATCAAAACCGATAAGATAACATCAGGAAATGGAGAGCAGTATATACACCTCCTTGATGATAGAATAGAAATCAAAGCAAATCTCAAAATAACAGACGACAATAAGACCGAGATAAAGCAACTTGTCAATCCTGATTTACTTTCATTGGAGAATAGATTGAAACAATACAGCAATCAGCAGGTACAAGGAGAACAACAAGCCCGCACACAAGCCATTGCCACCGCTAAAACAGCTACCGAAGCCTACACACGCACTCAATCGGAACTCACCAAAGCGCAAGCAATAGCTACAGCAGACGGCAAAATCACAGAAGCAGAGCAACGACAAATACAACAACTACAATTGAAACTCCAAGAGGCTAAAACTTTTGCAGAACAAAAGGTAAATGAGCTGAATGTTGGAGGTAAGAATTTGTTACGTAACAGCCGACAACTAATAACAAATAATGCTTATCTTATGGCTCGGTACGGCATCACTGAGAGTATAAAGGAAGGAGAGCAAGTAACATTAACACTTAAAGGGGAATTAGGCGCAGGAAAGTTAGCGTTCTCTGTTCATAATAGTAATGGATATGTTCATTTAGCAACATTGGAGAGTAAGGGAAATGGTCTCTATCAAGCTACATTTAACTGGACTTTGACAAAGTATGGGCATACAGCTGATAACACAACGATAGATATATATACTCCTATTTATACTGTTTTAGTAAATAGCACCATAGAATGGATTAAACTCGAACGAGGCAACAAACCCACTGACTGGACTCCTGCTCCCGAAGATACTTGGGATACAATGGTAGATTTAGGTATCATTGATAAAAATGCAGCGGCTATCAATGAAGCTGAAAAAGCTAATATAAAGTATATCAATGGTATATTTAGCAAAGGTGCTGATTATTCAGGAGAGACAGGTATTGTTAAAAACACCATCACTACTGGAGCTTTAACTGTTGGAAACACATTAGGGGGGAATGCTGGTATCAATGGAGCGGGACTTGACAGAAAATCTATTCGTTTCTTTGCTGGCAAGCCATATTCTCAAAAAGAACAAGCTCCTTTTAGAGTAGATGACAATGGCGAACTATGGGCTACTAATGCACATATATCAGGACAAGTTAATGCTACGAGCGGACAAATTGGGCAATTTTATATTAATACTGAAGAAAATGAAAAGAGAGGAAGGATATATGCAGGTAGCGCTGATACTTCGGAAATAGAAATAGGAAATAGGGGTATTATAGTAGATAGTAGATCTTCTTTTGATGGTCTTTTTGCTTCATTTGGGGACTTTAATGCTGCGGTTGGTGTTAATACCTATATTGCACAAAAGATTGAATACACAGGACGTTCTTATAATCGAATAGGTTCTTACATTAAGATAAGACCTAATCATATATCCTCTGACAATGCTTTAGCTCAACTCATAGATGGGAATATATCAAGTATTGGTAAGAGAGCTATTTATGATGATGGATATATAGGAGTAGCTGATTTAAACACTATCGTTGATAATATAAAGTATACTCATACGTTTATATTTACAGGAGTAACTACTGATTTTAGAACTGTATATCTTCCTAATGCACAACAAATAAATCAAATAGTTGGGGTAAACAATGCATCCTTTGAACTTGTTATTGTAATGTCTATTCATGTGGAAGGAAGGAGCGTCAGAATACAAGGTGTTAATGGAGGAGCTTTGTTAGATAACAATGGAAATTGGCATGCAGGTAATAACTTTGGATATATGGATATGGGTAAAGGAGATATATTAAAATTGCGCTACTATAATAGTCATTATTATATGACGGGACATAGAAATTAACAACTCAAAACTTTAAAAATAATGCAAATCATTCAGAAAACAACGCGTATCACCGCACAAGAAGAAGTACAAGGGGCAAATGTGATGTACTCCTACGAATTTGAGAAAGACCAAAATCCACAAGCAGTGGCTTTTTCTGTACAGAAAAGTACAGAAGGACAAGTAGGATATTCCTATTTGCAAGGAACAGTAACCGAGCATGATTTCAATATGCAAAATAACAATTTCCAACCATCGGATATTGACTTGATAAAGCATATTCACACCACTTGCTCGGCTCTAATCAAAGGAGAAAGTAACGAAAAACCAAAATCTAATGATACGAAAAAATAGGTTTCTCGTGCCAAAAGGGTATAGGGCAATTACCTTATATCCTTTCATCTTCGTTCGCAACAATAGTGATAAGTTAGACAAAGAGCTTATCAATCACGAACGTATTCATTTGCGACAGCAAAGGGAACTACTGGTACTCCTTTTCTATATCTGGTATTTCCTTGATTTTCTTTTCAAGTATTTACGCTATCGCAATTGGGATAAGGCTTACCGTAATATCATCTTTGAAAGGGAAGCCTACGGAAACCAAAACAACCTTGACTACCTCAAAGTAAGGGGTATATGGTGGTTCACCGCTTATTTTAAAAATAATTAATAACAAAAAAATAAATGGAAAAAATATTTGTAATTCTTTGGATACTACTCTGTATCTATATTCTTGTACTCCTTATGATATTTGCCGACCTTTGGAGTGGTGTTCGCAAGGCTAAACGGTTGGGTATTGCACGTAACTCATACGGATATAGGCGTACCATTAGCAAAATGGCACAATACTATAACATCCTCATTGCATGTACTATTGTGGATAGTATGTATGGTATGCTTTCTTGGTTTTTAGAAACCTATTATCAATATTCAATTTGGTTATTCCCATTTTGTACATTTTTTATAGCCGTAGTCTTATGTCTTATAGAAATCAAATCAATACGAGAGAAAGCTGAAGACAAAGTTCGATTAGACCGTGCAGGACAAGCCATTCAACAAGTATTTATCAATCGTGATAACTTAGAGGAAGTAGCTAAGACTATTTCTAATTATATGAAAGAAAGTGATAATTCTAAAATAGAAGACCATGAACCAGACACAGCTTAATTTTATAAAAACTTACAAGCCCTACGCATTGGAAACAGAGCGTAAGACGGGTATATCCGCCCTCTTTATTTTGGCACAAGCAGGGTTAGAGAGCGGTTGGGGTAAGAGTGTCCCTGGGAATATGTTTTTCGGAGTGAAAGCTACTAAAAACACTCTAAAAGAGAAAAGACAACTATTAAGAACTACGGAAGTATTGGCTACCCCTAATGAAAAGGACAGATTTCCTGAAGTGATAAGTATTACCAAACGTACAGATGGCAAATTCAAGTATGAAGTTAAAGATTGGTTTATGAAATACAATACCCCTGAAGAGTGTTTTACAGACCATGCTAATTTCTTCTTTAGAAACAAACGATACGCCAAGGCGTTGGAGCTTAAAGCCGACCCCTACAAGTTCGCTGAAGAAGTGGCAAAAGCAGGTTATGCTACTGCTCCTAATTATGCAGAGAGCTTGAAAAAACTCATTAAAGAAATTGAAAAAGTAAAATAGTTATGTATGAGAAAGATTTTGTATTTACTATTAGCCCTTTTGGTGCTGATTGGTTGCAAAAGCAAAAAATCAAGCCGAACCGAGCACAGAGAAGAGCAAAAGAGCGAAAGAAAGGAGGTAAAAGACAGCACCACACACGTAGAAAAAGCCCAAAAGGTAAGCGCTTTTGAGTTTCAGCAGTCCCAATCCTATGAAATCACCCTTGAGAGTGATAAGGATAGCATAGGAAATACTAAGGAAGTAGTGTATTATCGTATCAGGGACGGCGACAAGGAGACTATAAGAGTACAGGGCGGAAAGGTAACACTTAAAACCATAGATACTCATTCTAAGAGCTTGAAGCAGGCTGACAGCACCCTTACTATAACAACTAATACTAAAGAACAAAGCATATTAAAAACGCAAACAGCAAGGCGTGAGGTGCAAAAAGACAAAGAAGTAAAAGTAAATTCTTATACTTGGATATTTTTCTGTGTACTTTTCATTATTGTTTTATTTTTTTTAAGTAGAAAAGCCCCGTAATGGGGCTTTTTGTATTAATATAGTCGGTAAAATGTTTCTCCTCTAAATTCTAATTCCTTGTCATTATTCTTTAAAGTAGCTACCTCAGATAAGGGAGGTATATTTTCATCAACAACTTCATACTTGTTGCCAAGCTCATCAGTAACAGACTTGTAATAAACTGTTTTTAGGTGTATATAAGGGTATTCCAAGCGTTTGTATTCTATCAAATATGGTCGAATGGTATCTCGTGACTTATATACTCCATTCTCTCCAGAACTTATTACAAAATATAGGTGTTTATTTTTTGCTGAAGGCTCCCAATATGTATCTGTTTTTTCGAATAAATCAGATGTATTAATGGGAGTTATCTTTATAACATCATTAATCGTATAAGGGGTTATAACATCAACGGTTCCTTTTTTGAAAGGCATTTCATTTTTGCGATAAAACTCATTTTTATCCACATCTACGATGTATGGTGTGTAAATATACCTACCATATTCATTAGCTATGTATAAGTTAGGATATTCGTATTTGTATTGGTATACTTTTTCATCATTTATTGAGCGTCTTGTTTCTTTGTTGTGAAATGTAACTTTATTTTCATTTGGGTGAAAATAGTAAGTGGTTATATCCACATCTCCGAAGGGGTTTTTATAGTAATAAGTCCAAGTAGTCCCCGCAAGGCTTTCCTTTAACTTTGTTACTTGTTCATCCTCTTTGCTATCTTTAGAGCAGGAAAAGAGGAATATTGGTAATAAAAAGATTAGTTTTTTCATGGTAATATAAATTATAATCTGATTTTAGAATTTACTATTTTTTCCACAGTAAATACTTGTATAATCTCTTCGAAATCTACAAACTGATCTGGGTATAACGGATTGAAAGAATGACAAGTGATTTGCTGTTTTTTGCGGTCAATTTTGGTTATTTGTTTAACTATATGCCCACTACGAGTGGTTAGTACAAAGAGTTTGTTATGAATAGGTAGGGTATCCATGCCATCTGTCCAAAGTCGTATGAGTATTTCATCATCATCAGATAGTGAACGTTTTGTACCATCATCCATACTATCACCATTTACCCTTACTACAAGGTAATTTCCTTCTCTATATTCACGAGGGATAAGCCGCTTATGGGTTTCAGGAAGTTTTTCCACAAAAGAATCGGAGAAATCACCTCCAAGCATGCCAGCAGATACAGCAAGGTCAGCATATTCAACCATCATATAACTCTGCTCAGGAATAGGCGTTACCTCAGCAGTACCATTTTTTGATTTTAAATTTCCAATAGTGTGAGTAATATCCTTTCCATTGATAGACCCCTTATCTGTAAGGAACATTGCCCCTTTGTTAGATAGCAACCATTCTTTGTTTATATCAGGAAAAGTATCAGTTATCTCCTCGATAAGCTCATTTGTCAATATAATATTCTCTTGGGATAGTATTGCTTCATATTGACTTATTTGCTGAGTGTTACTGTTCCTACCTCTAAGCGCAATGAATAGTTTCTTTAATCTCCTTAGTAAAGGCGCTTGTTGATCAGATTCTATAGGGGTGCTTTTCAACATTTTTCCTTCCCCATTAAGTATCCATTCATAACTAATATAAGGATATTTTTTTACAATATCACTTGCTAAATCAGCGCTTATCTCATTTCTGCCATTTTTTACATGATAAATTTTTACATTATCTTTTAAACCTATTTCAAAAGCTAATTTATTGTAAGACACTTTTAAATAAGTAACTAAATCCTTTAAACGCTTAGCACTATTACTACTAACATTTACTTGTGTATCTAAATTATTTTCCATATTTCATTTAAAAAAACAATAAAAACAATACCATAACTTGTTGAAATCCAACGAAATATAATTTTAACACTAACATTAACAAACAATTATGATGTGTTTGTTAGTTTATGTTAGTAAATGTTTGTATTTTTGCACTGTCAAAATGAGACAGAAACAAACAACTGTTTTTACAGGTGCAAATATAATGATAAAAATTTGAACAGCAATGAAAAAAGAGGGAAAAGTAAAAAAAACAATGAAAGATTATAGGAGAGCAATCACAGGAGACCTCTCGGATGAGGTGGCGGATCACATAAAAAAATGTAATAGGTTTAGTTTAGAGCTTGCAATGATACTTGATATAAAGCAATCGGCAGTACTTGATGGAGCGAGGAGAAGGAGTAATAAGTTACTTAGAATCGACCTTCTTCCAGTTTATGAAAAATACGGATACAAACAAAAAGACTTATATAAGAAGAATCTATGACACGAGTAGAATATGCAATGAGCACCTATAATAATCTCACACTTGAAGAAGTGAAAGAGTTTCACACTATGGCTAAGTTACTTCCTGATAATATAGACCAGTACGCAGAGGCTATAAGGAGAGTTAAGAATGAGCGTTCTGAAAATTCATTATTGAGCCTTAAAGAAGTAGCAGAAATGTTGCAGGTGGAGAAACAAACAGTTGCCCGTTTGGAGCGTGAGGGTTGTTTTTACAGAGTAAATGATGAAGGTCACCCTAAATACTCCTATCAAGATATAAGAGAGTTTGCAAAGGGGTATGAGAAAAATAGAACAAGAAAATAAAAAAGCCCCGCTGGCATGCGAGGCATATGATAACAAATAAAATTTTTAAACATGGCAAAATTACTACAAAAATTATTTTCTTGCAAGCGAAAAGCAAAAAAAGTGCAAGACCAACAACTACAAGTGATTAACGGCTACTTATGCTACAAAAAGCGCCGTTACAGTGAGCTAAATTACGAGCAGAAAGAGCAATATAATGACTGCTTTATCTCCCAAGCCGATAAATTGGCTTTTGAAAAACTCCTTAGAGAAACTCAATTAAGATACGTATAACTATGAGAACAATGACAAATACCGAGTTTGAGCGAGTACTCAACGAAGAACGCAAGCAACGCTATTATTATAGCGACTTGTTGGACTTGCGAGAAGATAGTCACAGGTCTTTTAGTTGTGAATTTATCACAGAAGAAGACTACCCTGATGATTGGTATTGCGCTATCTACTATGATGTAACCACCCGTTGCGAGGGTAACAATAATGCAAGCTGCCACAGTGTAGAGATACAGCATATATACATCAACTTTCAAGAGGTTAAGGTTACTGAAATGCAAGAAAGTGTATTAACAACAGTACTTACCAACCGAGCTAATGAAGAATTTCAATTTGAAGATACAGATATATATCCTGATTTAGCAACTTCTAAAATGTGGTAAATATGAAAACATCCGTAGAAAAGGGCAAATGCTATGAGATAGGCGATTGGCTCTTGCAAATTGACAGAATAGACGAGCGCTATATATGGGGCTTTGGCGCTGATAGTGATAGGGTGATAGGGTTTATTTCACTTCCTATTGATAGCAAGGTAAGTCGAGAAGTACCTATTAACGACTATATCAACTATATAGATGTAGCAAGGCAGAATATAGCGGCTGAGTTTCGTGAGAGACTAAGCCAATACGAAGAATAACAATCAAAATTAGATAAAAATAAATGAGAATTTAATCACTGTACAACAAAAATAACGCACGGCACTTTTTAAATAACCTAAAAAAATAAAGAAAATGAACAATATTGATTTTTATTTAGCTGAAGAATTTCTTACTGAATTTCTTTACAACAATACAGAGTTTAATGCTTTTGAAAGCATTCTACAAATCGACAATGTAGAAAAAACATTAACAAGTATAATAATACATTACACCACAAGCACCGATGGGCACGAATACGATAGTAAAAGAGAGTACGAAACAAACTATCTTCAACTATTGGGGTGGTTGTACAAAAAGTTAAGCAAAAAGTAATAACCTAAAAAATAAAGAAAATGAATGAGAACATAATCACAGTACAACAACTCCCCGTGATCGTATATGAGCGATTGGAAAGCGTGGGGCAAGAAATTGACAAGCGTATCGCGGCGCTTGACTTGGATAAGCAACTCGTAACAGAGGACACCAAAAAAGCAGTTAAGGACACAAGGGCAATGCTCAATAAAGAGCTAAAAGACTTTGAAGAGCAACGCAAACGTATCAAAGAGCAAGTAGCAGCGCCTTATATGGCTTTTGAAAAAGCATACAACTCCTTTATCAAAGAAAAGTACGAGAAAGCCGATGGTATTCTTAAGGTGAAAATTGACGAGTTCGACAAGCGCTTAAAAGCAGACAAAGAAGCACGTATCAGGGCTTATTTTACAGAGTTATGCCAAGCGAATAACATTGACTTCCTCCCTTTTGAAAGGCTTGGGTTAAACATAAGATTAAATGATAGTGACAAGAGCTTGAAGGACATTGTAAATACCAATATTGATAACGTGGTTAAGAGTCTTGAATTTATTGAAAGCCTAACAGACCCCGACGAATATAAGGCAGAAGTCCTCGCTGATTACAAGCAAACCCTTGATGTAATGATTGCGATAAACAACGCAAAGTATCGCAAACAGCAACGTGAAGCTGAATTACAACGTATCGAGGCGCAACGAGCAGCAGCCGAGCAAGCAAGATTAGCCGCTGAAGCAAGAGCGAGAGAAACAGCCCCTTTGCAAGCACCTGAAGAAGTACCAGCTCCAGCAATTCAAGAAGCCCCTGCACCACCTCAAGAAGTACCAGCTCCAGCGCCTCAAGAAGTAACACCTGATTTGATAGTAACCAATTTCACCGTACAAGGCACAATGGAGCAACTCAGAGCCTTAAAGGCATATATCCTTAGTAATAACATTAAAATCATAGAATAATGAGTACAGCAGTAACCACTACAGAAAAGAAACTAACATTAGGAAACTTCCTCAATCAAGCTAACACAGCTGATTTCCTAACAAAGACATTAGGGGCAAGAAAATCAGAGTTTGTATCTAACCTCTTAGCTCTTTCAGATAGCAATAAAGAGCTGTTACAATGCGATAATTCCGAACTTATGAAATGTGCCTTGAATGCCACAGCCCTTAACCTACCACTTAACAAGAATTTAGGGTATGCGTATGTTATCGCTTACAAAGATTGGAAGACCCAAGAAGTACACCCCCAATTTCAAATGGGATATAAAGGGTTTATTCAGTTGGCTATCCGAAGCGGTCAATATAGAACCATTAACACCTGCGAGGTACGAGAAGGTGAGATTAAGCGTAACAAATTCACTGGACATACTGAATTTCTCGGAGAAAATCCCGAAGGTAAAGTCATAGGTTATTTAGCTTATATAGAGCTACAAAATGGGTTTCAACAGTCCTTATATATGAGCCTTGAGCAGGTGCAGACACACGTAAGTAAGTACTCACAAAGTGGGATAGATAAAAAGACGGGAGAATTCAAAGGGGTATGGAGAAACGAATTTGATGCCATGGCAAAGAAAACAGTACTCAAGCTCCTGCTTAATCGCTACGGGGTGCTATCGGTAGAAATGCAGAACGCTATAGAGAAAGACCAAGCAGATAGCGAAGGGCGTTATATAGACAATCCGCAAGTAGGTAGGTATGTACAAGACGCTGTTATCATTGAGCAAAGTGAGCCTACCGAAGTAGCAAGTCAAGAAGAGCCAGTAGCTCCTGCCCCTGCCCCTTCAGAAAGTCCTAAACAAGTTGATTTTAAAAACCTATAAGTATGATAACAAGTTATTTTACATTAGGACAATCGCACATATATCGCTTTAATGGACAAACCTTAGACCGTGATTGTGTGATTAAGATAACAGCCGAAAATCCAAGAGATGTAATGGTTGAGTATTTTGGTTTAGAGTGGGCTTTTGAATATGATGAATGCCCTGAAATGAGATACTTCTCACGAGGTATATATAACTTAACAACTAACGAATGGGAATGATACAAACACAAGTAATTAGCTCAGGTAGCGAGGGCAACGCCGTGATATACAACAATGCAATAATGGTAGATTGCGGCGTTTCTCTCAAAGCCTTAAGCGAGGTAAAAAACAAGAAAATGAATAATGATATTGAAATTTGGATAGATATTAAGGAATATCAAGGGGATTATTTAGTTAGCAATAAAGGAAGAATAAAATCATTAAAATTTAAATCACCAAGAATAAGGAAATCTGGAAACAATGGACACGGTTATAGATTTATTCCTCTGACAAAAAATGGAGTTACTAAAAATTTTTACATTCATAGACTTGTTGCAGAACACTTTATTCCTAACCCTGAAAACAAAAGTACTGTAAATCATAAAGACGGAAATAAAAACAACAATTGTGTAGATAATTTAGAGTGGGCTACACAATCAGAAAACAGCCAACACAGTTTTGATACAGGTTTAAATAAACAAAAAAGTGGAGCAGAAAACAAAAGTAGTAAGGCTGTTGTCCAATATTCATTAAGTGGAGATTTTATAAGAGAGTATGTGTCAATGACAGAAGCAGGAAATACAATAGGATGTGCAGCATCAAATATTGGAGCTTGCTGTCGTGGAAAGTATAAACAAGTTAAAGGTTTTATATGGAAATACAAGAATGAATAGTGATATATACAACATAATAAGTTCAGGAAGTGAAGGTAATTGTGAGATAGCTTTTAAATATGTAATGATTGATTGTGGGGTGTCTTTTAAAAAGATTAAACCATATCTGAAAGATATAAAAATCATTTTTTTAAGTCATAAACATTCAGACCACTTCAATTTAAGAACAATTCAAAAAATACAACAAGAAAGACCAACCGTAAGGGTTGCTTGTGGAATTTGGATGTTAGAAAGCCTCATTGGAGTTAATAATATAGATATTTTGGAACTCAATAAAATATATGATTACAAAACATTTAAAGTTAGTATAGGAAAATTATATCACGACACAAAAAATTCGTTTTTTAGATTATTTTTTGGAGATTACAAAATATTTAGAGCTACCGATACAGCACACTTGGAGGGTATCACAGCTAAGGGTTACGACCTCTATGCTATTGAGCATAACTATTGTGAGGAGTACATACAGCAAGCTATCGAAGAAGCACGAGCCAATGGAGAATATACCCACGCATACGGCAATATCAATACACACCTTAGCATACAGCAAGCAAGGGCGTTTATTGAGGCAAACAGAAAAGAAAGCAGTGAAGTGTTGGAACTGCATAAAAGTAGAAGTTTTTATAAGTAAAAGACAATGGAAATACAAGGACGAATAAAACAGATATTCCCATCTCAGCTGATACAAAACGGCTTTGAGAAGCGGGATTTGGTAATAACAACAATAGAGCAATACCCGCAAACGATCATCATTCAATTTACCCAGCAGCGTTGCGACTTACTCAATAATCTACAAGTGGGGCAAAATGTAAAAGTATATATCAATATCCGAGGGCGTGAATGGAGAAGCCCATACGGAGAGACCAAGTACTTTAACACCATTGAAGGTTGGAAAATTGAGGTGATACAGACTACTAATGTAGCTAATCAGCAGGCAGTACAGCAGCAACCAGTGGCACAAGCAACGCCTGCACCTCCTCCACAAAGAGCCCCACAGCAGGTACAACAACCACAGCTCTTTGATAACCATGGAAAAGAGCCTAACCCTGCGATATTCAACAATGAGGAAGATGATAATTTGCCTTTTTAGTAACTTAAAAAAATAATGGAAAAAATGAGAAAGTATGTAATTAAATTTAGCCACGTGGAAGAAAGTAAGTACACGGCTATTGTAGAAGCAGAAAGCTATGAAGAAGCAATGGACATTTTTGAAGAAAGTCCATTTGAGTATCTTGAGGATGAAGAACCTGACAGTGTGCAAGGGCTTACGTATCATGTCAGTGAAGTAACCGAAGATGGTAAGGTTGTGTATGAAAAATCAAAGGAATTAATAGTGGAGTACCGTGAACGTTAGGTAATTAGTAACCCAAAAAGCAAGTATCAATCGGGATAGTAGCAGGTTCGAGTCCTGCCTTGCTTTCAAAGATAATAACAATGAAAAAAGTAACAGCAATAACAGGAATAGTTTGCTTGTTTTTAAATTTCTTTCTAATCATTAACAAAGACTATATAAGAGCAACGCACGCAATGGTAATAGCAATATTCCTATTATTAATATTGAAAGATAATGAAAATAACAACGAATAATGGAAGCATTAAAAAAAGAAGCAAAAGATATTCAAGATTACTTGGAGATTACTTGCTCAGATAACCCAGAGGAAATGGTTGAACGTATTAAAGAGTTATCGGTATATATGGCTCGTAGTGGTGAGATGTTAGCAAAGGCAAAGTACCTCTACAACCAACGTACAACCGCTGAAATTACAAAGACTATCATAGCCATAGCAAAGGAACAATATCTATCGGCAACAGCTCAAAATGCCTTAGTTAAGGCAATCGCTCAAGAGGAGCAGTATCTTGTAGATTGGTTGGAGCGTATTAATCGCACTTGTACTCATCAGATAGAAGCCCTTAGAAGTCTTCTAAGTTATGAGAAAGAGAATTTAAGGATAACAAAAACGGGGTATTAAGAATTGTAATGTAGCCATTGTGCACCCCGATTGGCAAGCTCTCACGTTCGAGCCGTGAGCGGGGTCTAAAAAACGATTTGAAAGGAGATTGAGCGCGCGGCAATCTTTATCAAATCTCTAATTTCAGATCAAAATGAACGAGTATCAAGAATTTTTAAAGAACAAAATCAAGATAGCTCCTAAACAAGGGTTTCCTTGTAACCTTGATGAGATTAACCCACGAATGAAGCCACACAACCGATTAATGGTAAAGTGGATGGTAGAGGGTGGTAGGCGTGCCTGCTTTGCTTCTTTTGGACTACACAAGACAGTTACACAACTTGAAGCAGTACGAGTGGTGCTCCAAAAGTCAGGAGGTGGCAAAGGGCTAATAGTTTGCCCACTATCTGTACGACAAGAGTTTATCGAGGACGCTAAAAATATCCTTGGTTGGGAGGTAGCCCCTAAGTTTATTCGACGTATCGAGGAAACAGAGGACAAGGACGGGATATACCTAACCAACTATGAAAGTATCAGAGACGGCAAATTAGACCCTCGACACTTTCAGGTAGCAAGCCTTGACGAGGCGAGCATCCTCAGAGGCTTAGGAGGTTCTAAAACGTTCCGTGAGTTTATGAGGTTATTTACAGGTGATGCCGGACCTATGCAACAACGCAGAGGAGCAGACAATATCAAATATCGATTTGTAGCCACGGCCACTCCCTCCCCTAATGATTACATTGAGTTATTGGCTTATGCTGATTTCTTGGGGGTGATGGATGTATCACAGGCTAAAACGCGTTTCTTTAAACGAGATAGCACCAAGGCAGATAAGCTCACCCTACATGCTCATAAAGAAGAGGAATTTTGGTTATGGGTATCCTCATGGGGACTTTTTGTAACAAAGCCTTCTGATATTACCCAAAATGAAGCAGATGATATAGGGTATATTCTCCCTGAATTAGATTTGCGTTGGCACGAAATACCTACCAATCACTTAGACGCGGGATTTGATAAGCATGGACAAGGGCTTTTGTTTAAAGATGTAGCATTAGGCTTGCAAGCATCGGCCAAGGAGAAAAGAGATTCATTAGAGGATCGTATCCAAAAGATGTTAGAACTTCGAGCAGAAGCCCCTGAAGCACATCGTGTAATATGGCACGACTTAGAGAGTGAACGCAAAGCAATTGAAAAGGCTATACCTACACTAAAATCTATATACGGCTCACAAGACTTTGAAAAGCGTGAGGAGATTATCAGAGCCTTTTCATATGGTGAGTTACAAGAGTTAGGAGCAAAACCCGTGATAGCAGGTTCAGGGTGTAACTTTCAAAGGTATTGCAGCTGGGCTATATACTTAGGAATAGGCTATAAGTTCAACGATTTCATCCAATCTATACACCGCTTACAGCGCTTCCTCCAAAAGAACAAGGTACGTGTGGATTTGATATACACAGAAGCGGAACGCAATGTACGAAAAACATTAGAAACCAAGTGGAAAAACCATAATAAACTCGTAAAGAATATGACGGAAATAATCAAGAAATACGGGCTATCTCATTCTGAAATGGCTCAGGTGCTCACCCGTAAAATAGGGGTAGAGCGTATAGAGATAGAGGGAAGAAATTACAAGATAGTCAATAATGACAATGTGTTAGAACTCAATCCTAACGAAAATCCTCACGCTCTGAAAGATAATAGCGTAGGGCTTATACTTACCTCAATACCTTTCAGTACCCAATATGAGTACTCCCCTAATTACGCTGATTTTGGGCACTCTGAAAGCAATGAGGAGTTTTTTAAACAAATGGACTATCTCACCCCTAATTTATTCCGAGTATTACAGCCTGGCAGGATAGCAGCTATACATGTAAAAGACCGTATTGTGCCCATGGGGTTATCAGGAATGGGAGTGCAAACAGTATATCCTTTTCATGTAGATTGCATACAACACTACACCAAGCACGGCTTCGCCTATATGGGTATGAAAACCATTGTTACTGATGTGGTTCGTGAGAATAATCAAACCTACCGATTAGGATGGAGTGAACAATGTAAGGACGGAACAAAAATGGGAGTAGGAATGCCCGAATATCTCTTACTATTTAGAAAGCCAGCTACCGACAAAACTAACGCTTATGCTGATGATCCAGTGGTTAAGAGTAAAAAAGACTACACACGCGCCAAGTGGCAAATAGATGCTCACGGATTTACGCGCTCTTCTGGTAATCGTTGTATGACCCCTGAAGAGCTTGCTAAGCTACCACACAATGCTATTTTTCAAGAGTATAAAGACTTTTCTCTTAATGAGATATACAACCACGAGCATAATGTAAAGATTGCGGAAACATTAGACCTACACGGCAAACTGCCCACCTCGTTTATGCTCTTACAGCCACAAAGTTGGAGCGAAGAAGTTTGGACAGATATTACTCGTATGCTCACCCTCAATGGTTCCCAATGGAGTAAAGGGAAAGAAATGCACCTTTGCCCAATGCAATTTGATATAGCAGACCGTGTAATTGAACAGATGAGTAATAAGGGAGATGTAGTATTAGACCCCTTCGGAGGGCTAATGACAGTACCTTATCGAGCAATTCTCAAGGGTCGTTATGGGGTAGGTTTTGAACTCAATCCTCAATACTTTTTAGATGGTGCA